AATGTGTAATTGAATTATATTCATATCTTGTCGAAACCCACGAAGACACAAAAAAAGCATTATATTTATTATGTAGGTGGTTAGATATATACTTTGAATCTAATTTGTATTCTAGTGCAGAGCAACAGGCAAGAAACTCTAACGGAAATATAGCGCAAGTATATATTACAAAAGTTAATTCATTACCACAATATTCTAGTTTGTCATTTATTCATTCTGCAAGTATAGATGGTCAAAAAAATGAATTTTTACCACCATCAGAAACAGATATACAAATAAAAACTTGGTCTGAAGAAGATGTGCGTAATAGAGATGATGTAATTAGATTAGTTGGTTATGATCCATTTGAAAATGAAAATCCAATGGATAAAAAATATCTCTGTAACGCATTGGTTGATTTTCTTGACCAAGACACAGTAGATGATTCTTTTAAATTACCTATTTGTATAGAGATTGTTAAAAGTTTTAACCAAATTGATAAAGTAAACCAAGCACTTGCTCTTATGACAGCAGATATTAGTAATATGTCTAATCAAGTTGGTGGAGTAAAATCATTGGTGGAAGCAAAAGAAAAAATATATCGTTCTGTTTTGGCTATGGCAAAAGATAATGGAATATCCGTAAACCACAACAATAATAAAAGTAAAGGTGGAAATACTCTAAATGGTACTGTTAAAAAATTAAATGAAATTGGATTATCAACTGCCGAACTAAATCTATTTGATTTAGAAACATGTGATGCTATGAAACAGATTGCGGATTTTAGTAATAAAAGTATTGTAGAACAATTAATGTTTGATGAAAATGATTATACAGATATGATATCTCAGCAAAGAGATTTGATAAAAAAATTAGATGATGAATTAATAAAATTAAGAGAAGATAATAGACTTATGAAAATCCAAATTACGCAACAATATGAAATTTTATCTACTGGAGGCGTTGATTAATTTGGAATATTTTATTAGAAGTTCCGAAACTCAACTTTCTCAAAAAAAGTTGGAAGGATATCTAAAATTAGCAGAAATAATTCAATGGGGAAGAAAAGCACCTGTAAAATTCTGTGAGAGATTCATGGGAATTGAGTTCCTCGACGCACAAAAATATGCATTTATGAATTCTTGGTTAAAGGCATATAATCTTTGGTGTATGACTAGAAATGGTGGTAAAAGTACACTTTCTGCACCATTTATTATGGCTAAAGGTATATTAATAAATGGTCATAATTCATATATTTTAAGTAATTCTTCTTCGCAAAGTCAAGATACATTTTTAAAAATTGAAAAAATCGCAAAAAAAGAAATAGCGAGTTTTTCTGGATTATCTGATTTCTTTATGGGAGAGTTAGTAAAATCACGTGCTAATACAGATGGTTTTACACATTCACAATCTGGATTTAATTATAAATTATATAACGGTAGTTCGGTAACTAGTTTAAGTGGGGAAATAGTAAATAATAAAGGGAAAAGATCGGGATTAAATGTGTATGATGAAAGTGGATGGATTGAAGAAGAATATGTTGTTTCAACTATTCCATTCTTGTTGCAGAATTCAACATTTAGACTTGGTGGTAATATGGATGTAACAACATACCCACAACAAATACCGAATCAAAGATTATTTATTTCTTCAGCTTCTAGTACAGATAGTTACTATTATTCTCTGTATAAGGACTACGCAAAACGTATGTTTTTAGGTGATAAAAATTATTTTATATGCGATCTAAATTGTGAAATTATGATTAATGCAACATATAATGGGAAACTATATCCTGTTCCTTTAATTAATAGAGATGATATAGATTCTGAAATGCGAAAAAACAAAGAAAAAGCAATGAGGGAATTTTACAATAAATTTAGTCTTGACGCTGGAGACAAACAAGTATTTAAGAGAGCAACCATTGTAAAAAATTCTCAATTAAGATTGCCAGTATTAAGAAATGAAATTCAAGGTAAAAGGAAATTTATTATTGCATATGATCCAGCCCATCAATATGACAATTCTGTTTGTTTAGTTGGAGAAGTTATTTTTGATGAAAATGTTGGAGAAAGATTAGAAATATGTAATGGAGTTAGTTTTGTAGATATAGCAAAAAAGAAAAAGACTCCTATGAGAACACCAGAGCAAATTGTATTACTAAAACAAATGTTATTAGATTATAATGGCAAAGGAAATCCTGATTACGAAAATATAGAAGCATTACTTCTGGATGCTGGAGCAGGAGGACACGGAACTACAATTGCAGATTATCTCATGGAAGATTGGATTGATTCGGAAGGTATAACTCATAAAGGTTTCATTGACAAAGAAGAATGTAAAGAACATGTTCATAAATTTCCTAATGCTGTAGATAAACTAAAATTAATGTCTCCACAAAAATATAAAAAGGAAATGTTTGATGCTTTGTTAGAGATGAATAATTTAGATTTGATTTCTTTTACAAGTGAATATGACTTAAAGGGGTACATAAACTTTTCACATAAAACTGATAAGATTATTGAAGTAGAAGATGACGATGGAAATGTAACAAATGAAAATGAAATAATATTAAAGAAAATAAATTTAGATTTTGATGAAGAATTAGCACTAAAAAATATTGATTTGGCAAAAGAAGAATTAATCTATACATATAGGTATACAGGGAGTAATGAGAATTACAGATATGATTTAGCTAAAGATAAAGAGAATGAACTAAATGATGATAGAGCATATTGTTTAGCCTTATTAGGTTGGTATTTGAAACAAATTAGAAGAAAAAATATTACTAATAAGAAAACACAACCAACCAGTATTGAAGGATTGTCCTGCGTATCCTCAGTATCATTCTAAACAACAAGGAGGTGAAACCAAAAACAATGACAAAAAAAACAACTCCTTCCCCTCAATCTTCCCAACCTAATCCAACAGATGACATAGAAGTAATTCTATCTCAACCAGACTCCGACACAACAATAATCACAACATCATCTCAATCATCCTCAACCCTCTCATCCCTAATAGAAAAAGCAACATATGATTTCCAAAATAAAGATCACATCTATTCTCGGCTCTTATCCTCTCTTGATTCTGGTAGTCAAATTCTCTCACAAAAAGATTTAGATTATCTAGCATTAAATCCTCAAGATAATCTTGAAAAAATACTTAGAATTAATCAACTTGCAAAATTTTATATAAACAAAGATGATTTAATTGGAAAAGTATATGAAACAATTGAGAGTAATGTTAATACTGATATTAAAATTAATTTTCAAGAATTACCTAAAGCAAAGAGGAATAAAAATAAAGAACGTCATCGCGCAGAAGAATTAATAGAAAGTTTTAATACTCAAATAAATATTAAAAATTTATTGAGAAAATCAATCCCTATGACTTATATTGAAGGAAATTATATCATGTATTTAAGAAATAATAATGGTACATATGTGGTTGATTATTTTCCTTTAGGTGTTGCTGAAATTTCTCCTTATGAAATCGATGGTGAACCTATAGTCATAATTAATATGAGTGAATTAAAATCAAGATTAGTTGCGGCAGGATATACAAATAGAAAAGGTAAAAGTTTATTCATGGGAATAATTGAGGATGAAATAAAAGCAAATTATCCTATTGAGGTTTATCAAGCATATATAAATAAGGAAAAGTATGCTAAGTTAAATCCTGAGAATACTGGGGTTGTCAGAATTAACTCAATGAATGGAAAATATGGACTTACCCCGACTTTCAAATCTTTGTCTCCACAATTAATGCTTGATGTTCTTGCTACAACTGATAAAAACAATGCTACGGCAAAAGGGAAAAAGATTATTGTTCAATTAATGAGAGCAGAAATGATTAAAGATACAGATGGTACTTTTGCATCAGATAAATGGATGCTTGCTCATAGTGAATTGATGAAAGCATGGAAAAACCCTGTTGTTGTATATACTGCTTTACCATTTGTCGAAGATGTAAAATATGTAGAAAGCAAAACTGAGCAGATGCCTATTGAAACTATTAATTATTATAAAAACAAAGTATTAATGGCACTGGGCATTAATTTTTTATCTGTGGAAAATAAAAGTTCATATGTAATATCTGAAATTAATATTAAAGAACTAATGAAAACAATTAACAAACTATCAGAACAAATTGCGGTAACAATTAAAAAATGGTATTCAATTGTATTAAGAAATAGTGGAATAGATCCTGTGTTTACTCCAGATGTAGAAGTGTTTGCAAGTGATTTGCTTGAAATGGATATTAAAATAAAACTTGTAGACAATTTATTTTCAAAGATGGGAATTAGTTATAAAAGTGCTTTTGAATTATTAGGATATTCAGTAGAATCAGAACTATTGCGTAGGCAAGAAGAAAATGAATATGAGTTTGTTAATCCAGAAACTGGTGAGAAGAATTTTGGATATGACAATATTTTTAAACCACACCTTACGAGTTATACTTCAACGTCTGATGATTTAAATAATGATGATAAATTCTCTAAATCTCCAGAAAATACCAACAAAAATAAAGATCAAAAAAAGACAAATGCTAAAAGATACGATAGTAATCTAAGTGATTTATAAAGGTGGCATTTATGAAAACAGATAAAGAAATACAAGATAAGATTGTAGAATTACAAAATAAAAGCAATATAAAAAATAAAGATTATCTTCAGTTTTATCATCAAATTAAAATTCTTAATTGGGTATTAGAGCAGTCTAATACTTCTTTTGTTTCAACTGATGAATTACAAAAAGATGGTATCAATATTGAATTTGGTTGATTAATACTAACATTTAAAGGAGGTGAAAAATGAATAAGGTAAATTTTAATGCAAATATAATAGCATTATCAGAGAGTGAAGATGGTACAAAACTATTCGGAAAAGTATTGGTATGCCCTCTTGATGAAGGTAATTTAAATGGCAAAGGAATAAAAAGTACTGATTTAAGTGAAGATGAGTTAAAAACTCTTATTGAACAAC